CCGCCGCTGTCGAGGGGAACGACAGTCTTGATGATGGCCTCTAGTTTCTTTTGGACGAACTCAGGGTCGGTATCACGGACGTCAAAGCGTACGTTGAAGTCAAACTGGCTATGGATGTCCTGCATGCCCTGCTTCAGGGGGCTACCAGTGATGCGGATGATTTCCTCTTCGGACATGAACTGAAGGCTCAGCGAGAACATCTGGGTGTACACCCTGTTCCAGAACATAAGCCACCCGTCCACCTGAAGTTGCTTGAGCATCTGAACCTTCTGCGGGTCGATAAGTTCGCCCACGGCGAATCCGTAGTAGTTACCCAAGTTCTGCTCGACCTGTTGGATTACTTGGAAGGCCATGCCAGCGTCGCTTCTCGGCGATTCAAGCCAAGTGTAGTCATCCTTGCTGGAGACGGGTAGCACCTGTGCGGGTGCGATTCTATTAAGTGCCCCGATACGCTTGACTACCTTGACGGGCGGAAGCACCTCGAATGCGGTTCTGTCCCTGATGGCGTCGTGCTGTGCCTTTACCTCATCTTGCTCGGTCTTGTTGATTTCAGGGATGCCTCTGGACTCGGCGACTGCTCTTCTGTTTCTCTCACGTCTGTACTCGACGAACGGGTACTCTCCGTGGGCGTAATTCAGGATGTCCTGCTTTGCATACAGGTCGGCTCCGCAGTGCGGATTGAACACAGTGTAGTAAATAGCAGGTACGTCATTTGAATCCAACTGCCTGTAGTAAGCCCATACCACCTCGATGAGGTTGTTGCCTCTCTCGATGTTCGAGTTGAGCATGGTAGTGGTGGGAATCAAATTCGGGTCATTGAAGTAGTAGTGGTTCCCCATGCTGTTAACCGCCTTATCGACCCATTCTTCGTTCCATCCAGCAATCTTGGCCGTAGAACGCAGTTCGACCTCGGTCATGTACTGCCTACGGAAAATTACACGGGCCTTTTGCAGGTCTGCGGTTTCGGGAGGGAAGCAGACTTCGTCGAAAGGCTTGAGTGCTTCTACATGCGGAAGGTTCTTCTGCACGTAAATTTCGGGTATTTCCCCGATTCCGTTCTCCCTCATCCCCTTGACGAATTTCTTCATGTCTCTCTGCTTCATCTGGGGCATCACGTCCTTAAGAAGTGCGATGGCGTACTCTTCCTTTGCTGGGTCCACCACGGCGTTGAACAGTTTGCCGAACGTGCCTTCTCCTCCGTTGATGTTACCTTCCTGCTTTTCAATCATGGCCATGTTCTGGAGTTCATCCAGTTTCATGCTGTTGATTCTGGTCCCCATCTGTTGCTCCCAAGTAACCTGAACGACGGACCATCCGTACGTAAGGGCGTAGTCGGCGGCGAGTTCGGCCTCCTTATGCAGTTCGTTCTTAATCTTGGTTTCTACCATCCAACGCATAAGCGTAGTGGCTGAAGCGGCGGACATGGTGTCGGTGATTTCAGTCCCGCCGACTTTCAGGGTGCACCCCTTGAACGCAGTAAGGAGAAGGGCTTTCTGGTCGTTGATGAGCCTATCGACAAGCCTGATTCGGACGTCAGAGGCACCTTCGAACGGAAACGCAGGGTCGCCGTCGGGTCTTGCCCAAGAGTGCTTCTTGCCGTCGTCGGTCTGGCCAGTCCATCTGGTAAGCCTGATGTCGTCGGCATAGTTCATCTTCGACACCATGGTGCCGTGGAAGGCGGACCGCTGGTATTCGGTGAGAAGCAGTTCGATGTCTGGCTTCTCTGCGTGGTACGCTAGTTTGTCAGCGTGGGGAGTCGGGCTTTTGAAGTTCATGGGTATTCTGATTGATGAAATTGATGATTTCGTCCCTGAAGTACATGTGCTGTCCCCCGAGAGTCTTGAAAGTCTTGATGGCACCCTTGTTCCTGAGCCTCAGGAGGGTGGATTTCGACAGGTTGAAGATACGGGCGGCGTCGGCCAGCCTAAGTAGCGGGGGTGTTTCTTTGGGGAGCATTTTAGTAAGAGCCTCCTCCGATTGCCTTGTAGGTGTCGGACCCTCCATACATAGGGTCCATGACGGCCAGATACCTGAGGGTGTCAATGGGGTCCTTGCTGGCACCCTTTTCGGCGTCCAGACCAGTCCATTCCCTAAGGCACCAGATAAGGTTGTGGCATTTTTCGGAGATGAAAAGTTTCGGCAGGTTGACCATGGAGATTTCCTGATTGGGGTCGTAAGCAAACCAGTCATTGATGATGGAGATGCCCTCCTCAAGCCTGAGCCCTGCGGCTGGGGTGAAGAACATCGGGTTCTCTCCGTCGTCGAGCAACTGAATGAGCGTGGTCCCGCCCTCCTTCTGGATGATGGTGGTGCCGCCAGCACGGGGGTCGATGTATCTGTCGGCTATGACTTCGCCATTCTCAAGGTCTAGGATGTGGCGTTTGATTTCGTCCAGTCCCATGCCAGCACCCTGACGCTGGGCTGGTCCAGCCTTGCCGTCATGCTTTTCGCCAGCCATCGCCCATTCGCCCATGCTGATGTCGGGCCATTCCCTGTAGATGAACTTAGAGCCGTCTGGCATGACCCTCATCCAGAGCATGAACCAGTTTCTTGCACCAGCAGGGTCAACGGCCATGTAGTTGGTGCCCTCATCTGGGACGAGGTCATCTGGGATGATGCAAGCCTCGCCGAATCTCGGGAATTGAGAGCCAGAAAGAGACTCCGCCCATCCGTAGGCACGAATTTTCACCTCATACGGGCCTCTTCCACGAAGTGCTAACTTGATTTGTTCGAAGGGAGAGTATCTGTTAAGGATTGAATGAAACCAGATTACATTGGCCGAACCCTTGCTGCATTCTGCAACGTAGGGCATGTGCCCCTTGGGGATGCTTGGGACATTCTGCGTATCTGGCAGAAGGTCTGCAAAGAGCGTCTTCTTAATCCTGCACCCAGCGACGTAGTCCTTGACGACGGGCGTGAAGCCAGTGATGGGCGTGAAGGTAAGAATCATCTTACCAGAGCGGGTGACTAGTCGGTATCTCAGCGTCTCAATCCAGTCCTGCGGAACAAGTTCGTCGCACCAGATGAAGTCTGGCTCGCCACCTTCGATGACCTTCTTCTCCTGCCCGTAGTTCATGAAGAAGATTTGCGACCTGTTCGGCAAAACGAACGTGGCATCCGTAAACCCGTTCTTCTGGGAATACTGGATGTTCGTCACCTTGGTCTTCTTGGCGTTCTTGAACTCAGGTGGCATGTACTTCCAGATGACGGCCTGTTGCATCTGGATGGAAGTCTGGGAAGTCGTGTGCAGACACCAGACACGGCTTTCTGGCCTACTGCACAGGAGTTGCATCACACGCTTGGCGGCGTATTCCGTCTTCCCTGCTCGGTTGCCCCCCATGATGAGAAGTTCATTCCCCGACATGAGCAACCTGTCTGCCTCGGCCCAACTTTCTGGCTCATAGCCGTGGCGGTACGGGTCGTTCTGTTCCGCCTGAATCTTTTCCTCACGACGTTTGAGGATTTCAGAGACTGCGTCGGTGCCCAACTCCTGAGCCAAGTCCAAGACTTCGGCCTCCGTAGGCATCTTGATTACTGGATGCTTAGTGAGTTCTATTCCGCATACTGTCTCCTTCTCGAAAGCCATTAGGTCCAGTGAGAGATAGAATTGACGCAGAGTCCGTTGTTGGATGCCTCTTGTACGTTCGACTGAATCACGCCGCCGCTAAATCCAAAAGTGCTTACGAGGACTGGCCCACAGGCGACGTGGTTGAACCTGCCAATCCAAGGAGAAAGTCCACCCGCCACCGAACCAGCCGCTCCTGCCATCACTGGGCTCTTGGGCTTGAACTGGCCGTAGGTCGGAGACATCGAAGTCGTTATTTCTGACTTCTTGGCCTGTTCCCTGTTGTACTTGCCCCACGTCCTTTCGGTGATGTGGGCTCTCTCCATCTTAGTCTGCTCCTTGGCAAGGTAGCCCTTGGTAGACTTGTATCCCTTGTTTCTGAGCACACCGCCGTCGCCGATTTCGTAACCCTCTGGCACCATCCTGCTGTTCAGCAGTCCAGCCCTTCCAGCCGCCTGACTGGCGTTGAAGTCTTCTATCTCTTTGAGTTTGGACGCACCAGCGGACGCAAGTTGCTGTGACTGTGCGGCTACCTGATTGTGATAGGTCCCAACGCTCGCAACCTGAGAGGTTGGGTCTAACTTTGGGTTCCCTTGTGACGGAACGTATTTGTCGTCTTCCGCCATGTCGGTGTACGCTTACTTGCGTTCTGCGTCCTTCTTCTGGCTCCAAGAAGAGCGATAGGCCGCACCAGCGGCACCAGCGGCACCAGCACCAAGAATTGTACCTGCGGCAATGTTGCCTTCTCTGCGAGCCTGAAGCGTCTTTTCGTCGGCACCCTCATTCAGGAGCCTGTCGGCGGTTTCACGGCCAAGCGGCTTGGGCCTCTTGAGTTCACTCGCAATTTTCTTAATCTGCTCACGATTCAAGTCTCTGCCAGTCTTGCCAAGGCTGTCAGCCCTGCTGGACATGTCGTAGTGTGCGTCTTCAACGGGGAAGAATTCCCTGTTCAGGGCTTGATGCTTGCCTCTTCTCTTGTCCATCGCCGCATCCATTCTTGCGTCAGCGGAAGCCATGGCTTTGTCGAGCATACGACGTCTTCCTTCGATGTCTGGGTGCGACTCATTGAAGAAATTGTCGTTGTAGGTATTCTGCTTCGCTTCGAGCAATTTCTGCTTTCTCCTCGAAATGTCACCAAGCGTTCCTTGCAGTTCGGAATTTGCGTCATCTAGTCCTTTCTTGTAGTTCACCCTTTTTTCTTGCATGTTGATTGCTTCAACTTCGCCATGAAGACGGGATTCCTCGGCGAGATGTGCGTTCCCTGCGGTGCCAGTCCCATAACCGCCAGCAGTCGGGTGCTCTCTGGCCTTCTGGTCCTTGAGCCAGTCTCCGATACGGGACAACGCTTCGCTGGCTTTTTTCTTTGCTTGGTCGGCCATGATTACTGGTTTCCGTATTTACGCTTGGTCCAAGAGTTGTGGGCGTCCTGCTGAGACGTGATTTCCTTGCTCATGAAATGCTTGGGCTCGGAGGCCTTCTTACGTTCGGCTTCGTTGGAATCCATGGCATAGTTGATGGCTTCTCCAGTAAGACCGCCGAACATGGCGGTATCTCTGATATCACGACCAAGTTGTCTTTCAGCACCAGTGTAAGGCTTTCTCTTCTCGACGAAGTTCTGGTTCAGAATCTTCTTAGACATCTCGCCGTACTTCATCATCGTGTAAGGGTCGTCGGACTTGCTGATGTAGTCGGGAATCGGTTTGTTCATGTACTTGTTGCCGCTCGGCTTGTTCATGTACTTGTCGCCCTTGGGCTGGTTGCCAATCTTGCCCATGCCTTGGGTTCTCCAGATTTCCATGGCCTTGTCCATGTCTTCCTGACTGTAGTCTTGGGCCTGTTGCTTAGGCTTGGACTTGAGGCGTTCTGCGAGGCCTTCGACGCCAGACGCCATCTTGTTGGCGGTCCTGCCGATGCCGCCAGCCATGTTGCTTTCGGCTTCGCCGATTTTCTTGCCGACTCTGCCGATGAACTCTCTGAGTTTTTCAGAGGCCTTTTTTTCGATTTCTCTCATTAGGGTAGTGGGGTGTTTTTATTTGCGGGGAAATTTAGCAACGCTTGCCGCCCCTTTGGGGCTTTTTACCTTTGGAGCGGTATTCGTTCTTGTCGTAGGCATCTTTGGAGCCTTTGGAAACTTTCTCATTCTTGTACTTCATTTGATTTGGATTTAGTGGAAGTGCTGAAGAGTCTCTGCCTAGATGCGGGTCTTTGCGAGCAGAAAAAAGAAGACCCCTTGGGCGTAATGAGAATCTCCGCACCTCGGTAGAACAGCCTAGCGTCGTAAGTCTGCACAGTAATGACGCTGGTCGAGCCATCCACCACGGCGGTCATCAGGCGGTGGTTCGGGAAATTACATCTAACCACCTTCGCTTTGAAGGTGGTTGATTCGATTTCGGCTGGCTTGGCCTCCTTAACGCCGAATCGCTCCAGAACCTTAGCCTTCCCCGAAGGGGAAAAAATTACAGGACACAGTTTCTCGGGCTTGTCGCCCACCTTCTCCTTGTCCCAGTCTTCGCCTCGGACGAGGGTGGAGCGGAATTCCTTCAATTCCTCCTTGGGGAGGCCGTACAGGCGGATGAGTTCACTTTCCTTCATTGAGGTGTTTGCGGATTTGTTCACAGTATTCGGAATCTATGAATTTGCAGGGTTTCACCCAGACGCCGACGAACGGCAACTTGGTGCGAAACTTCATGACCTTGCCGAAGACTATCTGGGAGTCGTCCTTCCAGAAATTCATCTTGGTCAGGGTATCCACCATGGACTTGGCTAGGTTGTCGAAGTCGGGCTTGGTGGTCATGGCGGCGTCCTTGCCCTTGTCGGACTTGATGAGGGGGAACCCGAAATAGAGGGTGACCTCAAGGGGGCCCTCGAAGGGGACGTCAGGGGTGAAGTGGCTTGCACGATTGGCAAACTCCTTCATCCACTTGACCACCTCGGACTTGGAGGTCTTCCCGACGAACTGGCGTCCATCCCTTGTCTTCAGGATTCGGAGGTCGGACTGGTGGGTGGTCCGAATAGGGATGAGGTCCACCATGAACCTGCGGTCAAAATAGTCGTTAGGGGCGTCGGGCACAGTTGACAGGTGGTCCAATGCCACATAGGAGTCAATCATGGATAACGAGCGATTGAGCACAAACCCCTCTTCCCAGCATAAGGCCTCCAAGGTGCCCAAGGAGCGTAAAGCCAAGGCAGAGGCACTCCTGAGGGAGGGTAAGCCAATCCTCGAAATCGCCAAGGAAGCCAAGATGTCGCCCAATAACGTCATGGCGGTCAAAAGGGCCATGCCTGAGGCAACTGGCCTTCAGGACGAGTTCAAGGCCACCACTGTCCGAAACCTCAAGAACTTCGTCCAGTCGGCTTCCCGCAAGTTGGTGGACGAACTGGACAACCTGCACGTCTCCCAGATACCCATCGCCATGGGCATCGCCATCGACAAGATTCAGACCCTTCAGGACCAGCCCCAAAGCGTCGTAGAACATCGTTTTAGTATCTCGCATGATACTATCAACAAACTACTTACGGAACGAGGAGAGGCCCTAAAAAAGGCCAAGGAGCAGGCTATTGACGCAGAGGTGGTCGTTGAGAAGCCTCAATCGACTCAGGCTTTTCTGGCTTGGTCTAAAAATCCCAAGAATTCCTTTTTGCCCCCACAGGAAATGTCTCCTAACCCGTTCGGCCCCAGCGACCTGCCGACGATTGACCCCCCTCCCCCCCTTGAATCCTGACCAATAGACGTCGGATTCGATTTCGCACAACATGAATTATGTCTAGTCGGTCACCAATCAGGGGTGATTAGGTCAGGCTTAGACGTAAAGACAGTCAAACCAGTCATGATACCAGTTGGGGTCTTGACATGGGGTATGCTTTGTTAGGTATTACCAGTGCCCTATGCGACGCATTAAATCAGCCTAACCTAATCACGTCGTCCTAGGGGTCTAGGATTGGCTAGGAGGGCTTGGATTGACCGACATAGGCAAGGAGTGGCAACTAATCCTCCAAAGGGCTGAGATGGGCACTAGGATGACCTCTGAGGCATTATCATCGCCACCTGATACCTTACGTGAGCCATGAAGCCCAGTGGTCGAATGGCACATCCTGAGGAACGTCTTCAAGTCCTCGGTTGGCCAGACGTAGGTCATGCAGTGCTTACCGCCGAGCATGAAGTTGTGCACCCAGAAGTCAGACGTGGTGACGGCTATGCCTGAGGCCTTGCCTCGGCACCTGAACTCGAACACGGCGTTGCCTGTGGTGGCCCAAGTATCACGTTCGGTCTTCACCTCTACCTTGGCTTGGTCGGTGCCTAGCCATGCCAGCCACTTCTCACCTGCTTGGCCATACTGTAGGTCGATGTCGAACTTGGCTCTGTCGCTCATTTGATAAGTGGTATGCCAAGGTCACGGACTGATAGGTAATGTGCAACAATCAAATCCTCATACCGCTTGCCCTGAGCGGCCTTGCGTCGGGAGAGGCTGGTCGAATAGCCCAAGGCCCAGAGCGTGGCCTCGATGGATGGGCAGTAGAGCAGTCTGGCTGGTGCGAAGCCGATGGGCTTGACGCCTACCATGCACTGTATCTTGGGAATGACGCTGGGCCCGAGCGAATAGCAGACGTAGAGCAAGGACGGGCAAGGCCTACAGCCATGGTGCTTGATGAACTCATCAGTGATGGCGTCGATGAGCGTGGCCGCATAGGACTCGGCTGACGTACGCTTGTATGCGTCATGATACGGGTAGGTGGGCTGGCCCTTGGCCTTGCGTAGTTTGCTAATGTCCATCCATGCGGACTGGTGTATCTGGAAGCGGCCTAGTGCTGGCCCATCCTGATTCTTCCTGTCGCCTACCGCCAAATCGTTGTTACCAGACTCCACCATGGAGATGCCGCCTAGTAGTATGTGCTTATCGTAATTCATTCTCAAGTTGCCCTGAGCACTGAGTGTGCCCACACATACGCACATGGCGAAGAAAAAGAACAAGACGTTCAAACTACCGAAGAGTGCGTTGGGCGAACTCATCGACGAATTCTCTGAAGCGGAAGGTGCGAACATGGCGGTGCTGGAGCCGAGAGAATGGTATGACCACGCAATCGTGGACGTAGTGCAAGACCCAAAGGACTGGTCGTATCACGTAGTCTATGACAGAGTGATGCTGGTCTATTGGCACACGCTGATGAGCCTGTATCAACTAAACAAATACAAGACGTTCAGGTCATTGGAAAATGGATACGCAAATGCGGACGAGCACTTCCATGATGGCTGTGTGGAGTATGTGGAGTACAACTGCATACGTGGAATGGCCTATGCTGGGCACAATAAGCCCCTGATTAGGCCTAATTTGGTGAATTTGTTGTAAGTTTATTTCGCTGATTATCAGCGACTTACGTAAATCTTCACACAAACAACACTTTGGAGGTTGCATGAGGCATATGCACCTGCATGGTTGTCTGTGCTGACCGCTGTGTAACCCACAGTAGTTAAGAGGTAGTCTGTTCCGACTCCTGCTTGACGAAGGCCAGCCTCGCTCTTTCAAATCAACAGTTCATGTAACAATTACCAACGACTCGGTCGTCCAACGGATAGGACCTCTGGCTACGAACCAGATAATGAGAGTTCGAATCTCTCCTGAGTCACCAATCTCACACACATGAGTACATTAGGTCTGGGCCTCTGACAGTGCAAAGAGGTAAGAAGATAGGGCCATCCTATCACCCACGCCTGACCAATTAGGGCGGACTAAGAAACCCGTCCTTGGCTAACACCTTCGGGTGGCCAGAAAGCCTCCATCGGAGGCCCACTTTATGAGGTTCCCCGACGTGTATTGGTAGCACTACGGGACGCAAGTCGGTCTAGCATAGCCGAGCCTCGCCTTCACCGCCAGCAATGGCACAACCAAACAACAACATGAACAAGCACCAAATCGGCACCCTGTGGGTAGTCGCTCTAGTCCTCGACACGGCGTTTCTTATCGCCCTCTGCGTGACTATCGGCCTCCTCTGGTAAATGCCAGCCCCTTCGGGGGCATCAATTTGCAGACATGGTAAGAGCACCGAAAGGTGTGATGGCATCCCGTAACGCTCGGCATACATCCTAAATCTGCACAGTAGGTCACTCAGGACGGCGTAGGGGTATGGCGTCCGAGTGCGTAAGTCGTCTCATCAACGGGCCTACAACAACTTTCCAAACCAAACACACATGGCTAAACACAAATACATCAAACCCTCTGCTATCAAAGCAATGGTCAAAGCATACAACGGCAAGAGGGTCTCTTCGAGTTTCCTCTTGGTCCTCGACGCCTTCGTCGAGAGAAAGGTCAAAGATGCCTCGCTCGTCCACAATGGCGGTGCAAAGACCATCAACACGGCCTGTGCTGGACACGTGGGTATCAATAAATTCTAACCAACAACACACATATGAAATACCAAATCAAACACACGCCTCTTAACGCTGTTAAGGGCACCGAACTCACGTTCGAAAACGTAGAAAACCTCTACATCGGCAACGGCAACTGTTGCAGGTGCGGATGCGGAGGCGAGTACTACGAAGCGAGCGACGAATTCTCCGCCGACACCATCAAGGATGTCCTCAAGAAGATGGCCAGCGGCAAGTATGCCGTCGAATCCATCGACGACAACATCTTCGAAATCGTCCTGAGGAAAGAAAAGTCCTACAGGGGCAAGAATAAGGTCGCCACTCTCTACATGAAGAAGTAATCCAACCAAACACACACATGAAATACCAGATAGACATCAACAACATCAAGGTCACTAACGCCATCGCAAGCGTCATCAATGGTGCCTTCGAGACTGGACTCAACCCTGCGTGGTTCGAAGTCAAGTCGCTCTCCAAGGGCGGCTTCCTCGACGCCGCCTTCTCTGGGCCCAGCCTCGACGCCACCGCCAGCGGCAAGCCAGCCATCAAGGACTGGGTCGTCGAAGGCAGACTGAACTGCGAGGGCTACAAGTCCAAGTGGACCAAGGTCACGCCTCAGTTGGCCGTCGATGAGTGGACCAAGTACGTCGAGACTACCAAGGACAAGTTCCTGCCTACCAAGGTGGAAGCCTACCTCAAGTATCTGGACTACATGTCCAAGCCCGACCACGACGAGGACAGGCTCGACGACATCCTGATGAGGGAATACGAACCTGATGGCGTACATGACGATGCCATGGCTCAAATCGTCTTCAGCAATGGGGAGGGCGTCGTCTTCGGATGAAGGTCCTCTCCATCAAGGGCTGGCTGGGCGGCAACATCTGCGACTACTGCGGTGCCATCTGCCCATACGGCATCTGCCATATCTGCAACAGACATGAATAAGGAAGCAATCAAGCAGAGGAAACTGCTCGTCAAGAAACTCAAGGAGAGGGGCGTGTCTATCACCAACCCGCTCTTTGAGCATGGCTTCAGGGTCGATAGGCTCAATGCCAACGAGCCTTGGTCCGCTGGAAACAAGGTCAGGTGCAGGTCTGCGACGACCAGAGCCAAGTACGGCTCCGTCAGCAAAGGCCACTCGCCTAGCCAGTGCTCCACCCAAGGCAACAAGGTCATCCTGAAACACATCCCAGTCACCTTGAGCATCGCCGAACTGTCCAAAGCGTCAGGCATGTTCAAGGGTACGGGCGGCACCGCAAAGGGCACCCAGAGGAACGTCGTGGCCGACAAGTTCGCCAAGGAACATCCTGAGGAAGCGAAGAAGACTCAGACCAACCTCCAGTATTATTACACTAAGGTGGGCAAGGGATGGACGAAGAAATCCGAGAAGCCTATTGACTCGCCTGAGTCCTGATGGACACTGGCAACCGAACCAACATGAAATTCAAGAACCAACAGTCTGCCTTGGCCAAGGAGGTCAAGAAGGACGAGGCTAGGAGACTCGCATGGTCTGCGTACAGACAGGCGACGTTCTGGCCATTCACGCCTGAGGGTGAGCAACTGAAACAGAAACTCATCAAGGCCGTCACCATTCTCACCGAACAACAAAAGCATGATTAACTATCAAGACACCCTGAACGCCAGCGACCCTAAGGTCATCTTCCTCAAGTGCGAAAGGCACGTCATCGAGGACGCCGACTACAGGGCCATGGACGGCCTCAACCAGTCCTACCTCAAGAAGGTGTACACCCATGGTGTGCCTCACGCTGAGAATCAGAGACTCAACCCGATGGAGAAGACTCCTGCCCTAGTCATGGGCAGTCTGTTCCACACGCTCGTACTCGAAGAGGACCAGTTCTCTTCCAGATACGCCGTGCTCCCAGACTTGGACAGACGTACCAAGGAGGGCAAACTGCTGTATGCCGAATTCGAAGCGGCGGCTGGAGGCAAGGACCTCATCAAGGAGGCCGACCTCAACACCGCCATGCGTATGCGTGACAGTGCCGTGCCGCTCATGTACGAGGGCATCAGGCCCGACAAGACCAATGCCCTGAACGAGATTTCGTACTCGGGCATCCTTGAAATCGAGTACAAGTGGAAGGGCGAAGACGAGCGTCTGGAACTGCCGTTCAAGATTAGGTGCGACATGGTCGCCCTGCTCGACGAGGGCAACAGCAAGGTCATCGAAATCCGTGACATCAAGTCGCTGGCTTCCCTGTCCGACAGCGACGTTATCGGCTCGGCCAAGTCCCATCTCTGGTCCATGCAGTGTGCGTTCTACAGGGACGTCGTCTACAAGCATGAGCCCAAGCCCAGCAAGTTCGTGTACGTGGCCACCGAGAAGGAGGCCCCCAACATGAGCCGTAGGTATGTGTGCTCCGAAGAGATGTACCAGCGTGGCAGGGCCCAGTACAAGCATGCCCTCGTCAAGTACGCCCAGTGGCTCAAGGCTGGCAAGCCCAGCACCGCAGACTATGTCGGAGAATCCATCCTCAACGCCTGAGTTCCCCTTCAAGGGAGTGTGGGTGCCAGCCAAGGTCTTCAAGGACCCTAGGCTGACCCACGCCGACAAGTTCCTCTGGTCCATCGTGCACATCCTCTCGAACGAGAAGGGGTGCTTCGCCACCAAGGAGACGCTTGCCAACTACATGGGCTCGTCCGTACGCAACGTGCAGTACTCGCTGTCCAGACTGACCGAGGCTGGCCTCGTCGTCCGTGCCGATGGCAAGGTATGGGACGTGGTCACCAAGGCTCTGGAGGGTGAAGTGGATTGCACCCCAGAGGTGAAAATTTCTTCACCCCAAGTAGGAAAGGAATTTCACCCATATAGAAACAAGGAGATAGAAACTAAGAAAGTAAAGGAGGCTACGCCTCCGAACGAGGACTTCATCAGGTCTGATTCTGAACTTTCTAGGGTCTGGGACGAGTATCTGGCATGGCGTAGAGCCGCCAAGAAGTCCGTGAACTCCCTGTACATCACCCGCTGGAACGCCGAGTTCAAGACTTGGGGAGTGTTCGACGCCACTAGGGCTGTCGAGTCCAGCCTCAGGAACGGCTACCAAGGCATCTTCAGGCCTCAGGCAGGGATGAAGCCTCGTCCCCAAGCAAAGGGCCCCAATGACCACGCCAATGGATTCTAACCCTCCTCTCTGCCGCAACTTTAATTGCAACAACACCTGCCACGTGCGTGAGTTCGGGGAGGATGGGGTAGCCATCTACGAAACCCTGTGCACCCCTTGCATGGTGCATTGGAACAAGATGGTGCTCACGGCTGGCATGCCCAAGAAGCCCAAGCCCGAGACTCCGATGCCTGAGTTGTTCGCCGACACCGACCCTAGCAGGTTGGGCGAACTGGGCATGGTGGCCACGAACTACCTGCCCAACGGCAAGGGCCTGTTGATTCATGGCTCCACCCGCAAGGGCAAGACCCGCACGGCATGGTACATCGCCAACAGGCTTTGGAACGAGGACAACTACAAGTACAAGTACCTGTTCCTGACCATGTTTGAACTGGAGGCTCGTATCGCCGCATCGTGGGGCAACAGCACGTGGGACAAGACCATGCTCCACATGACGAACGTCCCGCTCCTGTTCCTCGACGACATGGGCAAGGAGAAGATGACTGACCGCATGGCATCGTGCCTGTTCGCACTTATCGACCAGCGTACCATGCACAAGCGTCCTACCATCATCACTACCAACCTGACTGGCGAGACCCTGCTGGAGCGTTTCCACGACAAGGAGACTGGTGCGGCGTTCGTCGCTCGACTCAAGGACAACGACCTGTTTGAAAGGGTGGCCGCAAAATGAAAGTCCAACTTTACATCGACCCTTCGAACCAACTCTCCAAAGTTCCGTATCAGGTTCCTAATAACATCCACTACGTCAGGTATCAGGATTACTTGGACGCACAGACCCAGCCCGACGCATTGACTGCGTACCTTTACGCCGCCGAACTGGCGAAGGACGACATCAAGAAACTCAAGGCCGAGGTCGAGCGGCTGACCAAGTTGCTCAATGAGAAAGCGTAGACCAGAACGCCTGAAGCCCAGCCTCAAACTGCTGACTCCACACGAACAAAAAATCGTCGTCCTGCACGGCCACAGGGTCCAAGAGATGTGGAAGTGGTTGTTCTCCAAGAACAAGTGGAAGCCACAGGAGCCCAAAAAATAATTACGAATTCTATTGCGGGACGCCTATCAGGGTGTTCTACTTCACCTACGACCCAGTCACCGCTGGGTAGAACCAACCAACCAACAACCAACACCATGAGCGATATCAATATCAATCACGTCAATGCTCGTCTCGATGACCTCCAAAAGGAAATCGACGTCATCAAGGCCGAAAAGGCGAACCTTGAGAACCCGACCATCAAAGGTCTGGGCATCAAGTTCTCCGAACTCGACCTGAGCAAGGCCTCGGCTGTCATCCACCTCCACAACGCTCTCATCGAGCGTATCGAGGAACTGACCGCCAAGGTTCAGGCCATCGAAGCGAAAGCCAAGTAAGCCCGAGGGGGTGAAAAGCCCCCACCAATTTTCACACACATGAAGTCACCGACCAACATCACCCAGCCCAAAGCCAAGGACGAACCCTACAATGGCTGGGCTAACTACGACACCTACTGGACCGCTCACGTCATAGCCAACGACGAGAACCTGTACAACCTGTGCAAGGAATTCTGGACCGACGGCTACAAGTCTTGGGGCTCTCTCTCCAACAAGATGAGGGAGTACGGCTCCAAGTGGCAGTCCAACTACACTGGCCTTAACTACGTCTGCTGGAAGAATCCCAAAGTCAGGGGTGCCGAAGTGACGAAATACATGGCCGACCTTTTCTCCCAAACCAAATAATGAAAGACAACAAAACCCACCGCCTCATCTGGATTAAAGTCCCGACGGCAAACGCCAAACGCTTGGACGAACTCGCCAAGAACTGGGACCTGACCAGAGCCTCGCTCTGTCGTCTCGTCGTCACTCAGTTCTTGAACGACAAGAATCCGACCATCAACATCAACTCTTCCAACACCCAGAACAACCATGAGCAATCCAACTAATACGTCGTACGTGTACGACATCAGGCCCGAACTCGCCGCCGCTTTGGTGGCCGCAGTCAGCGAGACGAGGGACGTGACTCCCGATGCGGAGAACCCGTTTCACCACTCGTCCTATGCGACCCTGAGTGCCCACATTCAGGCCACCAAGGAAATCTTTGCCAAGCACGGACTGGCCATCATCCAGTTCCCTGTCGGCACTGGTGAGTCCGTCGGTGTCCGTACCTGCATCGTCCATAAGAGCGGCGGTCAGATTGGCTACACCTGCGAACTGCCCGTCGATAAGGAGAAGTTCAAAGGTCAGGATGCTGGCTCTCTGTTCTCGTACCTGAGACGTTACGCCATCGCTTCCGTCGCAAATCTTGCCACGGCTGATGACGACGCAGAAACCGACAGGGCTTCCAAGGCTCCTGCTCCCAAGTACATTCCCAACCCGTCCGTGGCCGCTCCCAAGGCCGCTCCCGCTCCTGCTCCCAAGGCCGTAGCCAAGGACCCCGAGACTATCGGCGACGCCATGAGGACTGTCCTGCACTTCGGCAAGAACAAGGGCAAGGCCCTCTTCGAACTGCCCAGCAACTCGCTGGAGTGGTACATCAAGGAGTTCCAGCCCAAGGGCTACAAGGACAACCCGCCCAGCCCTCAGGACATCGCCCTCCGTGCCGCTCTGGACGCCATCCAGAACGCCAAGGGCAAGGCTTCTGAGCCCACCAGCGACGACGTTCCGTTCTAATCCTCTGCTCCCTTAGTTCAACGGATAGAACAACTGCCTTCTAAGCAGTGAATCTAGGTTCGATTCCTAGAGGGAGCAACTTTCGCCCGTCAGGGCATAACCAAAAACAACACAACACATGAAGAAGAGAACCCGCAACATGAAGCACGGGGCCGTCAAGTCGGTCATCGGCGAAGGCATCGTCTGCACCAACGTCTCCAAGGACTTGGTCAAGGACATCGACGCCCTCGCTGGAATCGAAGGCGTGAGCCGTGCTGATTTCATCCGTGTCGCCATCATCCGTGAAGTGGCGTTCCGTTCCTACATCAGGGAACGTGACATCGCTTCCGCCGAAATCGGTGGTGGTTTCGAATACGGAACCAGAGCGAAGGACAAGCAGTACGCCGAGCAGATTGCTATTGCGTACAAGGCGTTCAACTCCGCCCTCGCCCTGAAGTAATCCTCAGGTCAGGCGACAACAGGAGCATCCAATCGGGTGCTCCTTTTTTGTGTCTGCTTGGGCCGTAGGGACAGAACCAACTGTGACCCCCGTTTAACCTCTCGGCACCCTCACAACACATGATTACACCGACAGGACTCAGGTTGCTGTCTCGCCCCGAGAGGTCAAGCGGCCCTTGACTTCCTTGTGATGAAGGAAGGCTTCCAGAAGCAACGCAATCCCGCCCAACACGATGACAACCCCGACTCCAATCTTGAACCACAGGGCGTCCACGACGTCCCTGATGATGAAAGGTGCGGCATACAGCAGGGCCGCAATGGCCAGCATGACCAGTCCGCCCTTCTTAGGCATTCCTAGGACGCTGGCCCCGACGAGCAAGAGTCCGCCGCCGATGGTGAACCAAGACCCGAGCGTGAAGCACGACAGCCTGAGTTCTGCGAACGCCTGTTCCTTGCGGATGGATTCATTCTCTTCCTTGAGAGACTGGTTCTCTATGTCCTGCATGTCTATGAGGGTGAGCAGGGCGGAGGTCTCTTCGTCCACCTTGCCAGCCTTCTCCTCCGCCTTCTTCAGTTCCTTGGTGTTTCCCAGCGTGACCTTGAAGGCGTCCACCTGTTTCTGGCTGGGTGGTTTGATGCCATCTAGCCTGACGATGGTCAGGTCAACCAACTTGGAATGAGGCGGCGTCACGCCATCCTTCGCAACCTTGAGTGCGGCGGAGGCCTCGGAGGCTTCGTGCTCGATGCGGGTGATGTACTTGTCCTTCTCTGGGTTGTCTACGACCTTCACCACTGGGGGCGGAGGCGTGGAACAGCAACCCGTCAGAACAAGACAGACAAAACCAGCCCAACAACGAGGCCGATTGTGAACCAGCGGATAGTAAGGTTGGCCCATAAGTAGTTAGCGACTTCTTTGATTTTTTCCATTGGTAGGAGTCTGTTTGGTGATGAGTTTCAGGACAAGTGCCATTATCTCAGGAGTGGCCGAGCCACAGCAAGAGTAGATGACGGCCTCGTAGATGGGCTCCACGTGGCCATGGACGGCGAAGTAGCAAAGGACGCCGACGATGGCCCCAGCGATGATACGCCTGACCCACTGCCACCAAGGTACGTCTTCGGTGGTCAGCAGGAGTCGGCACAGGGCACCAGCCGCACCAAGCATGGCCACAATCCAGCCGCCCTTCTTAAGGTCTTCGACAGTCTGTATCAGTTGGTCATCTGGCGTACTCATCGTCGTCTTCAAGGGCTTCGCCCTCGGTTGGGATTCTGCGGCCCATGGTGGCCTTCGAGAACCACTTGTACATTCTAGACAGGGCCTCAAGGGTAGCCGTATCCGCCTTTGGCTTACCTAGACCGCCATCGGACGGCATAAGGAGGGCGATGCCTTCGACAATCTTCTTTCTGAACGCCGCTTTGTGGGCTTCGTTCGGGAACTTGGGCTTGAACCTCAGGACGGGTCCGCCGCACGTTGCGATGGTGGTCAGGGCGTTGCTGACAGCCACAGGGTCTCTGACATCGACCTTCATGACGTGCTTGAACCAGACTTTGTAGCCAAGTTGGGTAGACAGGTAGCCAGTCGGGGACATCGGTTTGGTCGGGGAGTTGGCGAACGTGCTTCCGCCAGTGCCAGTGGCAGGATTGCCCAGCAGGTGGGGGGCTTCTTTCCTGTATGCCGACCTTCTGTGCTGGACGCCGAGCGGGTCCAGTTTTCCTTCCTCGAATCCGAAGTGTCTGCTCCACTCGACATTGTCGGAGCCAGTCACGTTGCCGTTGCTGTGGCCTTGCGTGACGTAGCCACCCACAGGGCCCCACTGCCTGACGAACTGGCCGATGTAGGGAAGGCTTCCTGTGTACTCCGAGTTCTGCAACATGGCCTCCCTGAGCAACATCGGGTTCTTGATTTTCTCCATGATGACCTGACCAGTCTTGGAGTTGACGATGGTGTAGGT